CATGCTCTTTTCCTTTTCGTTAGGAAGAGACCTGCAGGTAATTGCTAACTGATCAAGGGTTAAATCCTGTATCTCAACAAGCGCGTTTATAAGGTTCTCCCCAATGACGGCTCTATAAAACTCTTCAATCTTTTTGTCAAATTGAATGTCTATTCTTGCCTGGTGAATTATTCTTTCTGCAATCTTCTCCTTAAACCGTCTTTCAGACTCGCGGAGCGGCCAGTTGGCGTGGTTACCGGCAATGTAGTCAGCCTCCATAACACCAACAAGTCTTTCTGCACTCTGGTCAGGACTTGCAGCCATCGCATCAGGGATGCCAAGCACGTCCTTAATCATGAGCTGAATGTTGGCTATTTGATTCAGCCACTCCTGGCCCTGTGGACCAAGGCCGTTATCCATTTCAACCAATGGCTGTGATACATACTTTCCTGTTGCAGCATTAAACTTTGTTGCCGCAACAAGAATACCGTTTTGGCGATGAACGTGCATCAAGTCAAAAAGATCGTACTCCACCCCGCCAATCTTAATGTTGGCGGACTCACCTATATCTATTCTATATCCCTTCGGAGCAGCAGCCCAAACTGCTGATCTCAGTTTAAGGACGGCAAACATGAGATCGTCAAGAAGACCCTTAACACTTCTTGTTGGACTTTGACCAAGAATCCTATCGATTACATAGGAGCACTTAGGCGTAAGGCCGCTCTGCATTTGGTTTGGCTTCTTGCGCCAATCGTATATTTTATCTTGTCCTGTGCCAGAGATTATGTAGCACCCCTCGTACCAATAGTTGCATGAAACCTCATGGTAATCATCGCTTTGGCTTTTCTTTTTCTCGTCTACGGGCTTGTTATTCTTTAAGAATGTCCTTACACCCTGCTTGTTAGTCCTCTCAACGTATTGAGAGTAGTCTGTTGACAGGTACTCAAACTTAAGAACATAAACCTTGAAGTCCATCCACACCCATTTATTGGTGGTTGGATCTTTTCTCTCGAACGCCCACGCAGGTATAGAGCTTACGTCAGTTTGATACGGAACATATGACTTGGCCATTGCCTGTATTTGTTCATCAGGGAAGCCCGCCTCCTTCAGCTTAGGGTAAATAGACTGAATGGTCTCAACCTCAATATGCCCAATAGCAACAGGGTCATTTTCGTTGTCCTCATTCCACAGCATGACCATCCTTGCTGGGTCAACGTACTTCACCTTTACCTGTCCAGTTTTCTCGTCGTTGTAAACCTTTGCCGCACGGAAGTGATAGTCTACAGCATCCCTGTTCGTTTTCATTCTTAGGTCATGCCACTTGGATGCCCTAAAACCAGATTCAGCAAGCTTTTCAAGAGCGACCTCATACCTCGCCTTAAAAAAACCAAGCCTTTCAGCCACCTCAACAGTCGCTGGGTCATTTGCAACAAACGGAACAGAAAGTTTTTTAAGGCCCAAAGACTCCAGGAACGGATTAACAACAGAGTTTCTGGCGATTACCTTGGCCTTCTCTGTTTTTTTAACATTTATTATAGATCTATCAAGGGACAGGCAGTCCACCTTGTAGTCGTTGTCAGAAAGGATTGACAACAAAACGTTGGTCATCTTTCTCATCGGAGAGAAGATGTCGTAACTCACGTTTGCCATTGCCTTTCTTTGAGCCTTCGTCATTCCGCGTGTGGAAGAAACGGCCTCGCCCTGCTTCGCCTGTTTGTTACCAATCGGGGATCCGTTAGAGAACCAGTTCTTGTACTTTTCCGGGGACTGCATTCCAGACCCGTAGTTACGGACCTCCTGCATCTCTGGCATTTGAGCCATGGAAAAATATGTTCCTCCCGCGCAAAAGCGAGAATACAAAGCCCTCCCGCAACGCAAACCGAAGTCTGGCTTCAGCTTGTCAATCTCGGGTATGTTGTCATTCGGGAAAAGTACCCCTCCAGCTAATTGAGGTAGAAGCATATGTAACAAAAATATTTATTCCTTGCAAATGTATGCAATTTTATCGCAATTTGTTGAAAACAAATTAGTCAACATCAAACGACTGAAAAGATCCCGTGACCTCTATGGGTTGGTAAACCTCCTTGTAAAGGTCTGGCATCCTGCTCTTTATCGCCCTCATGCACCAACCTGTGGCCGCGCAAAGGTCATGGTTTGTCAGGTCGTCTATACCCCTCATCTGTGTCCACTCCTCAAGGATTTCCCATATTTTCACGTACTTAGCGTTGTTGTGGAAGTAGGTCATTATATCCCCTGCCATTTCATTCTGCTCGGCAACACCCGCCCAAACTCCTGGTCTTGAATCCTGCTTCCCATCAGCCCCCATGTCCTTCAAAAGATAGCCGTCAAACCCATTATCCCTGAAGTACTCAACAATAGATTCTCCATCGGGCCACTCTGGGTAAACGTACGCCCCAAATAGTATTGCGGCCTTTAACCACTCCTCGTGGTACTCCTCTTTGTCATCCACCGGGTTGTTATAAATCATCACCCAATCACTTGACACCCACTCAGACCTGGGTTTCGTGTCCGGATCTACTTGTGAATCCCTCTTGTAAAATATTGCGGCGGCTGCGTTTGACTTTTTCTTGCCAACAGTATTCCTCCTGTGGAACTTAACTGGGTCACAGGCAAGAAAAAATTTATTCATTACAGACGGATCGGGGGCATAAATCACACCCCTGTTTTTTGGCGGCACATAACCCTCTTCCGCGGTAACCACAGTCCTTAAATTCCTTTGATCAATTGGGGGTAGGTAAGACATTATCCACTTGCCCTTGGGGTCGTTCTCAACAAAAACATCTCCTCCAAACTTTTCCCCCAACCACTTTAAGTTTACGCGTGTGGTTATAGGGGTTTTTGAAAACTTGAGTTCAGATATTCGATCCCTCATCTTCTCAATCGGCATACCCATGTCCTTAGGGATTACGGCAAAGGCCTGCTTCCACGTCATGGGAAAGTTCTGTTGCAACTTTATCAAGTTACTCCACTGCTTCTTTTTCTCGAAGTACTCTGCCTGGTTGAGCAAATAGGTTTTAGCACCTTTTGTTATCCACTTCCCCTCATTAGACATTACCGGCTCATCAGGGTCGTCTACAACGCTTGCCCCGTACTCGTCTATGTATCCCTCAACAGCATAGTATCCAGGCAAGAAGAAGTTAACAAGACCGGATGCCGTTGTTCCGTTTTCATTCCTATCAGAGAAGTGAGAGTCATTGGCAATATCGAAAAACTGAGCCCCACCACCACTCTCCATATCGCCAACGGTTGACGGCATAATGCAAAATCCTCGTATGTTTTGTCCTCGTTCTATTGCGGGTTTCATGGTGTTGTACCACCACGTAGGTATGTTTTGATCGGCTGCCTTGGCGTCTGTTTTTTTTGCGGGCTCATCCCGATACACAAAGGCAATCTCTGCCTCACCATCCGCAGCCTTTTCTGTAGACGGTAAGGGTGTAATGAAGCACTCCATTTGCTCGGGGATTATCCCAGCCCTTGCGGCAGAGGCCACCGAACCTTCGTACTGAAACCTCAACCCCTGCTTCGCCTCCAGTCTACCCCTGTAGTACGGCCTGAAGAAAAACGGCAACTTGCTTATAGGGGTTTGTATCTGCTTGACAAATATCTTATCCACCGCCTGATCTTCATTCATTGCCTGTATGATAAATGTCTGGTCGGGCATGTTCAGTGTTCCCCACGTGCAGAAACAACAAGATATTGCCGTCTTAGCAATCCTCCTCCCAGAGACAAAGTTTGTCCCATGCACCGTCCTTCTCCCCATATCAACAGTGATGTTTATGTTTGGCTCAGCGTAGTACTCAGAGTTTATCTCTTTCACCTCCTCAATAACATCCTTAATGTCCTTGTTTGAGTACCTTGTCTTAACAACCCCGTCTTCCCTGTAAGACACTTTGTGCTTGTAGAACGCCTCTTGTGTCGTGTACGCGTACATCAAAAAGTGGAACATTTTTCGTTGGTAGTCCCTGTAATCTGGCCTGTTTCCGTTCTTCCCAAAGTTTTTCACCGGCCAAAAATTAAGGAAGAAGTAGTTCGCACCGTTTAGGTAAGTTGGTTTTCCCTTAATGAAACACCAGTAGCCAACGTACCTGCGTTTAATCTGAAGCTTTATCCACTCAATTTCTGATGCGTAGTACTTTTGATTTGACTCAATCTCCTCGTAGATATCCTCTAACCTTACGTCAGACACCTCCTTGTACTTACCCTTGTTTACAGCGTGTTTTTTATTGAACACAACCTCGTAAATCATCCTCAACTTCTCGGGCATCTCCTGGTGCGTGAACTTCTGTTTTTCAGGGGCAAGTCCATACCCATCCACATAGGTCAGCGCCTCCTCCCTTGTAACTGGTCGCTTCAGCATCTCGGTGTACCACTGCTCAAGAACAGGGAGCTTTATCATAATGGTGTCAAGGTCTGGATCATCATCATGAAAAACAACGTACTTATCCTCCTCCTCGTATTGGTACTCCATTGTTTATGGTATTATTTCTGGGAATATCTCCTTTTTCTCTCTCCAAACCCTTGAGTAGTGCTCGGGCTGAATGCCGAGGTTCTCAGCCCTAACAGAGAACGTGATTGACTTTTGAAGCATGACACTACTCTCCTCGTTCATGATTCTTGTTCTTGCGCTAACAAGTGTTTGCCTCCACCGCTCAAGACCCTCCTGGAAGTTCTTGTCGTCATTAGACCTATCAACAGGCTGGGTTAGAAGCGCCCTCTGAAGAGCGGCTATGCGTATATCGGCAGTGCTCATGATGGAGTAGTCCTCCGAGCACTGAAGCCTGGTGAACGCAATGTATCTATCCACAGCCCATTCAGCATTCATCAAGCACAACTGAACGTAGCCCTCGTCGGTCGTGTCATTCTCGTCAACCACTATGTTCAACTTATTGAGGGTGTACCTCTTGCGCTGATTAATATCTGGATAGGCCTCCCTTACTGGTGTCCCTGGGGCAAACATGTATATCAAGTACCTGAGCACCTTGTCTGCATCCACTCCACTTGGAAGGTCGTCAGACCTATCAAATATGTGGGCTTGACTAGCCAAGTCAGAGAACCGATGAACCACAGACTCTTCTTCTGGGATGTTCTCGATATTGTACGCTATTTTGCTAAAGTCAAGCTTGATCATTCTCGTACGCCTTTATCACTCGTGTTTGAAACCTAACAAGATCCGTGCTCTGCCCAAGAGTTGGATCAAGAGGAATGGCAAAGTGGTTCTTCATTATCACAACATCACCCCTCTTAACTGACGTGTTTGTCCACGGGGAAAAATCGCTGAACCTTGGCGTCCTTGCGTTTGGTACAATCACCTCAACGCGGGCAGTGTCGTTATCAATCAAGAATATCGAGCCGTACTTCCTGTCGTTGGGCAGCTTTTTCCCTATAACGTACCCGTTAAGACTAACGATATCATCGCCCCTCTTTGCGGCAAATATTGACCTTGTTGGGATCATTAAAAATGTTTTGCCGTCAGACTCAAAGCCGTTCTCGCCCTCGGTAATCATCTCCCTAGTGTAAGTGGCATCAAACCACACCTCGTCGCCAATAACAGCATCAAACTCGCAGTCGTAGTCCCACCCGAAGTCGTTGAGGCTTGCCTCGGGCATCTTTACTATGATCCCCCTCCTTACCGCCTGTTTATCCTGGTGGTTCTCCTTGTTTTCGTCGGCCTTCCTATTTACCTCAGCAAGCATCTTGTAGTACTCCTTGGTGGCCTCGTCGTCCTTATACCTGGACTTTTTCATCCCCTTTACGGCACTAAAAATGTCCCTTGGATCTATATCGGCAACACCGCTCTTCACCTTGTGTACAATCTTTAGCGTACCCCCGTTAAAGGATACCTCGTCCTCTGTAAGCGAGTGTATCTCCACCAAGCAGCAACCGTTAAGAAGCCTTAACGAGTCAACATCAATACCATTAAAGTTCATCGGCAAAATCTTTTTTCGTAAATCTCTAAAAAAGCAAGCTGCCTCTCGAAAAGTTTCTTCCCAACAGGCTTTTTATCACGCATCCTGCAAATGGCCCTGCGGATAGAGGCGTAAGAGCCATCAAAAAGCTCTACAACCTCGGGGTCTTCAGTAAGTGACTCTAGCTTGTCTTTCTCTGCCACCTCCCTGCGGATGTAGTAGTCGTAGACCTTAATGGCCTTTTCGTACTGCTCTTTTGTTTTTGTTCTTATCATAGTGCTCCTGAAGTGTTTTAAAGAACATCGACCGCTTTACCCTCTGCTCAACACGAGTTGAGGACACCTCGCTCAGGGTGTTCTTGTATCTTTCTATTGTTTTCTCAACCTCGTCAAGATCGTTGTCGGTTACTGACGGCTTACACAGGCACAGGGTTTTTCTTGCCCCATTTGCCATTGGGTTAAATATCCTTGTAACCTCGTATATTTCGACACGATCATCAATAAGGCGCTGTAAAACAGTCTTAGCCCTTTCCCACGTCTTCTTGTTACTCATATAAAAACGCAATGTATTTTTCGTGAACGGAGAACCTTGAGTCCCCCTGTATTTCAAGGTTGTCTATCTTTCCAATAATGCCGACGCGCTGACCAACCTCATAGTCAACGCCGCTCCCAACATCGGTTATCACAGCCTTCACGCTCCCCTTTGAGCGCGATTCTATGTTTACAAAGACCGTGTGGTCTGGCGGAATAAGTTTACTCATGCGGCAAATATACAAATAATATGCACTGTGTCAATAGACTGAAAAAAATATGAGTAAAGTCTTGACAAGTGAAAAAACAGGATTATCTTTGCGATGTATTTGTGCCAATTCCTTCTTTTTGAGTAAGGCCGAAAAGAAGGGTTTGGCAAGTTGAACGCAAGTTTGACCAACCCAAGCCCCGGTGCCTTACACGGGGCTTTTTTATTTTATCATGCACAATCAATATTCAATTATCCCTGCAAGTGTGTTGCTTAGCAAGGAATTATCATCCACGGAAAAACTCCTTATAGGGGTTATTTCGAATTTATCAAACATCAGGGGCTATTGCTTTGCCTCAAATCATTATCTGGGTGAATGCCTTGGGATATCCAAGCACAGTGTGAGACGGATAATTGCTGATCTCGAACAGAAAGGTGTTTTGGGGAGAATGGTGAAACTCAATACCAGAAATGAGGTTGAGGTTAGATGTTTAACTATAAATCCAGATGCCGACATTTTAAGCAGAACAGTTACCCCCGAGATACCAGTGTCTGAAAATGAGGAAGATGATTTTTTTGAGCATACCCCTGCTCAAAAACCTGCATACCCCCTGCTCAAAAATGAGCATACCCCTGCTCAGGAATGCTCACATAATAAAAAGAATAAAGTAAAAGAAGAAAATAAGTATTCTTTCGAGCAGTTTTGGATGGCTTACGACAAGAAAGTGGACAAGAAACAAGCAGAAGCTGCATGGAACAAACTGCATGAAAAAGATCGCATACTTGCCGTGGAGTGCATGGGGAACCACAAATCGGGGCGCGAACGCAAGTACTGGAAGGATCCTGTGCGATACCTTCGCGACAGGAGATGGGAGGATGAAACACAAACAAAACAAACGATAAAACAAACACCTACTACAGATGAGACCAATAGATGGTAAAGTATCAATCTACCAAGACTTCAACGACCTGCAGGGACACACAATTAGTGTGTTGGGCGCACTTGAACGAATTAGGAATGGGAAGTCAAAGGAGCTTGTTAACAAGGCGAGGCAAGCAAAAACCAAGAAGGAGGCGGACGAGTTAAAAAAGAAACTCCCTGCCGTTTGTTTCAGCGGCACGTTCTCAAAGCGAAAGGACTCTGAACTTGTCGAACATTCCGGGTACATTGTTTTGGACTTCGATAACGTGTCAGACATGGCCGAAAAACGCAGAGAACTGTGCTCTTTAGGGTACATAACAGCTGTTTGGACTTCCCCATCTGGCAAGGGATTGAAGGCGCTCGTCCAAATTGAATGGAAAACCATGCACAAAGAGCACTTTGAGGCCTTAATGAATGACTTTCCAGACATTGACAAGACCGGAAAGAACCTGTCCCGACTCTGCTTTGAGTCGTATGATCCCAATCTTTGGTACAACGAGAACGCCGAGACGTACAACAAACTGCCTGTAAAAAAGGCCGATAGAAGGTTGCCCCAACAGACAACCACTGAAACGATTAACGATGACGACAAGATATTCAACAACCTGCTGACGTGGATGACATCCAAGGGGGATGCGTTCCGTGAGGGGGAAAGGAATCACTTCGTTTTTAAGCTGGCCGCAAGCTGCTGTAGGTTCGGGATGCTCGAGGAGACGTGCTACAGCATGATGATGACCTACGTCGTTCCTGATGCAAGCTTCAGTCAGAAGGAGTGTCGCCAGGCCATTCGTAGTGCGTACAGGGCGAACATGAGCCAGTGGAATACTGCCGAGTTTACTAAGGATCAGTTAGTTACAAAGAGTAGCCACAAGGAGGTTAAGATTGAGCTAACCGAAGAGGACCTCGATGAAATGTCTAAGGAGGACGTAATCTATGCCGAGGAGGTGATGGATAGGGCTGGGGAAATTTACCTCAAGGGTTATCAAGCAGCAATGCCCGTCGGCGTCCCATTGCTCGATAGGCACTTCAAAAGAGTTAAAGGCGAATTAACAATTGTTTCCGGAATAGGAAACTACGGAAAGTCATCATTCATGAAGTGGGAGATGATAATGCGTATGGTTAGGTTTGGGGAGAGGGTTGCCATCTTTACTCCTGAGGAACTGCCTGCCGAACAGTTCTACCACGACCTTGTAGAGATTTACTTTGGGAGAGACTGCACACCAAGTAACCCAACACGCCCATCATACGATGCGTACATGAAGGTGTACAAGATGATTGGAGACCATATTTTCATGGTGTACCCGAAGAACGTAGCCCCCACACCAGATTACGTGAAGGAGGTGTTCCTGAGCCTGATCATCAAGCACGGAGTTGACAGGGTGGTTATTGATCCGTTCAACCAAATGGCAAACGATTACTCAAAGGGTGCGGGACGCAGCGACAAGTACCTCGAAACTTTCCTTTCTGACTGCACACGGTTTGCGAGGAAGAACAACGTGTACTTCGACATCGTGGTTCACCCGCACAAAATGAGAAAAGGAGAGGATGGGAATTATCCTTGTCCAGAGGTGTTTGACCTTGCAGATGGTGCGATGTGGAACAACAAGGCGGATAACATCATCATATACCACCGTCCATTCGCTCAGACAGCCCCAGACAGCCCCGTGTGCGAGTTTCACAGTAAGAAGATCAGAAGACAGAAGATAGTTGGACTAAAGGGGTCGTTTGAATTTCAACTACAGAGGAACACGAGGAGGTTTACCTTTGACGGTGTAGACTACCTTCAACAGGCAATAGACGGGAGGGCTGTCCAGATTGAAATTAAGCAAGAAACACCAAGCGCAGTAAGTCCTAACAGAAACTGGACGGATTCAAAAGAAGCAAAAGAATGGAACGAAGACATAGCGCACCCAAACGGGTACAAGGAAGCCTGGGAATAATTTAACAAATTAAATTTGCACAAACAAGTCGTGTATGTTACATTTGCACACAATAATTAATCAATCAATCATTAATCAATTAAACTATGGGATTAGACACAGGTGGTTCATCAAACAGAACGTACCTCAGTATTTCTGATGGACGTATTGCAAAACGAGTTCAAGAGGGCACCGACGGTGCTGTAAAGTGCAACTCAAAGGACGGTACCAAGGTTTGGTACGAAAAGCGTTACCCGTCCGTTACGGGGAACATCGTTGATGCCTTTAAGAGGGTGTCCGAGCAGGGGTACGGCGATCAGCTCTGCATTGTGTTGAAGGACGGGGATGAGACCTTTCAGGTACAAATGCCATGGTCTTCACGGTACTCATCAGGTTTCTTTTTGTGTATGCCGAACATCAACCCGGAAAAGCCAGTAACGCTATCCCCGTGGGCAAAGGAGGTTGACGGAAAGAAAAAAACAATGCTTTACATCCGACAGGATAAAGACAACGTTGAGTGGGCGTGGACAAGGGAGAACCCAGGCGATATGCCAGAAATGAAGCAGATGAAGGTCAAGGGGCAGATTGTTTGGGACGACACGGAGAGACAAGAGTTTTTTGAGTCTTACCTAAAGGACACGTTCTTGCCAAGGGTTTATGAGTCAAAGCCGGAGGAGAAACAACAGGCAACGGGGTGGCAGCCTGCAGGATCGCCTCCCGAGGATGATGGATTGCCATTTTAAAATTTTGATTTTACCGTTTTAAAATGATAACCTTTGTAGACAGACCGATACCAGTAATTACGCCCCTTGGGGATGGCTACATACTTTACATAACCGCGTCTGGATTCCTTGAGAACGATGAAATAACCGTTGTTCTTGAGAACGGCGGGGAGATAAAGCACTTCACAAGTGACCAGGTACGGATTTGGAAGAACGCAACATACAAGATAGACGAAAAAACCAGTGGTTAGAGTTGATTTGAAGTACGGCGGAAAGGGGGGTTTTTGGTTTCCCCCCTCCCGCCTAAAACAAACAAAAATGAAAAAGTACAGAACAACATTTTGGTACTACTTGGTGGCATACGACAGCAAGATTGTAAGCACGTTCTTGATTCTTTTTGTCGTGTACGGAGTGTCAAGCTACTTTGTGGGGGACATGACAACAGCCATTGGGTGTATGGTAACGGCAAGCCTTGTTCTGGCCGTCATGGCCTACCAGTATATCAAAGAGATGCGCGAACCAAGGCCTGACTACCGAAAAAAAAGAAAAAAATGATAGCGATAATTATTATAGGGATATTTTTTGTTGGGGCGTTCAAGGGTATATCAGATAGGATTGCCCACGATCCAGACTACATAATCAATGGGTGGAAGGGTAAGTGGAAAACAAACCCCAACGGATCGCTTGTCCCGGGCTCTGAAACAAGGCATTGGTGGTACTTTGGGACTCACTTACCGAAGTACTCTGAAAGGTTCCCGTTCAGTTCAACGGCGCTGGTGTTTTTTACTGACTGGTGGCACCTGTCCAACTTCTTTCAGTACAGAATAACGGATTTCTTGATAGCCTACAGCTTCACTAACAGCCTATTAAACACATTTTTTTTAATGGTGTTCTTTTCCGTGCTAAGGTGGCTTGGGTTTTCTCAAACGTACTTGAGATGATTGATTTTTGTTAGAAAAACAAAACCACCACGGGCATTTAGCAATTAATTGTTACATTTGACACAACAAACACAATAAACAAGATGACAAACAGAATAGAAATTTACGACGCCACAAGAACTGTTGATGGGAAAAAAATGAAGGGGTTCAGGGTGAAGACAGTGGCCTCTAACAACGAAATCCTACAGACATCGGAGGTGTTAAACACTGCGTCCTCTGTAAAAAAACACATATGCGCTATGTGCGAGGCGTGGAGATCGTTTTACGCACCGAGCGTATACGACATGACAAAGGACAAAAAAATGAAGGGGACGAGCTTTGATGTCTCTGTTGAGGTACCCATAAGTAAGCTGAAAATACAAGAAGCAGTATGAAGAAACCAAACTCCGCAATCCTATTTGCCAAGCACCTCGTGTCGGGTGAAAACCATGGTTTTTTAGCCTTTGTTTTTGCCTTTTTCGTGGGGGTGATAGTGTCTGTTACGCAGTCTGATACAAAGAACTTAATAGCGTGTTCGACAACCATGTCGTTTGCGCTTGTCACCAAGTTCATTCAGTGGAAATCAAAATCAAAACAGACTGGGACCAATAGGTTTAGCATTACAATCAACTAACTTGCTTCAATGGAACATATTCAATACATTTGTTCCGCACACTGATCTGTGTGCCTTGTTTCAATTTTCGTTTTGTTTGACAGCCGTCCCTATAGTTGGGGCGGCTTGTTTTTTTTTCTCCATAAAAAATAAAATCAATGGATAGACGAACAGTGTTTCAACAAATTATTTCTGACACAAGCGGAAAAAGCCAAAGGCAACTGCTGAATGAGTACGCTAAAAAACAGGGGGAGACGTACTCATGCTTTTCAGCGGCCTACTTCCGGTGGAAGAGGAGCCCAAAGAGGATGAAGAAAGACAACCCAAAGCCAACCGCCCCCACGAATAAAAAATCAGAGTTTGCAGACCTCAAGGCGCTGTCAAAGAACGACAACCCGCTCAACCTCCCCAAGAGTTTAGAGCCCGAGCACAAGGCGTTCAAGCTCCCCGTCTCGCACAACGACATCCTCCTTATCTCCGATATTCACATCCCGTACCACAACATTCAGGCTCTGACTGCAGCTTTAAAGTACGGGATGGAGCAGGGGGTTAACACAATCATTATCAATGGAGACTTGATAGACTTCTACGCGGTCTCCAGGTTTGACAAGGACCCAAGGAAGAGGAACTTTGCCAACGAGATTCTGTCTACCAGGGAGTTCCTTGCAACCCTAAGGGAACTCTTCCCAACCCAGAACATCTACTTTAAACTCGGCAACCACGACATTAGGTACGAACACTACATCATCAATAAGGCACCCGACCTGCTTGGGATAAACGAGTTTAACTTAGAGTCCCTGCTTCACTTGGAGAGGTACAACATCGTAATGATCCCCGATAAGCAGCTTATCCACGCGGGGAAACTGACGATACTCCACGGCCATGAGCTTGGTAAGTCCACGTTCTCCCCCGTCAACGTGGCGCGTGGTCTTTACACAAGGGCAAAGGACAACGCAATCTGCGGTCACAGCCACCAGACATCTCACCACACGGAGCCTAACATTAACGGGAGGGTGGTTGCCTGCTGGTCTATTGGTTGCCTGTCGGAGCTGCACCCGGACTACGCACCGTACAACAAATACAACCACGGGTTTGCCCACATCAAGGTCTTTGAGGACGAGACCTTTGAGGTTCAAAATTTTACAATTATAAACGGAAGGGTTCGGTAGTTTTTGTAAATTTGACTAATGAGACACCCGAAGGTAATACTGAAAAAACTGGGGAGGCAACAGGCCTGGGGGCAGTATATGCCAAACGGAACTATAGAAATTGACCCAAGGCTAAGGGGCAAGAAGCACCTTGAGGTTATGATTCACGAGTACCTTCACCTCCACCCAGAGTGGACAGAGGAGAAGGTCACCGAGACGGGGGTCTGCTTATCGGATTTTCTTTGGAAAAATCATTACAGGAAAGTTGAGTCGTGACAAAAAACACAATAAATTTGTTACAAACCAAAATCACAGTCTTCTATGCTAAAGCTTAAACTGTCAGTGGTTGATGATCTACAAATTCGCTTGTACGAAGAGCTGGAAACCATGCCCGAAATGTTCCACATCGAAGAGTTTTGGTTTTACCACATAGACTACATAGGTCCATACTCATCCTTTAAGAACCTGTGTGTCGTTGGTTCAGGGGGGGCACAGTTTGTCGTTGCGGCTACGCTTGACGAGCTGATTGACGCAATAGATGATCAGACTCAGTCAAAGTACCTGTTTTTTAAGAACTAATTTGTTAAAATCGCGTAATTTATTTGCAAATACTACTCACAATGTCGTACACTTGCAAAAACAAACAGAAAAATGACGAAAGAACAAGCAATCAGGGCCTACAGGATGGTTGTCACAGGCCTTGCCGCGCAGCAGGTGTACGCCCAGTGTCACGACGAGAGTGTTGCCACGGGGGTTTTTACACAGGACCTAAAAATGGCTTCAAACAACCTTGTCTCTAAGCTGGAGAACAAGTTTAAGCAGCTGTACAAGACCTTGGGGGACCTAAACGACGGGGACGAGTACGTTCGTGCCGTTGCCACAATTGACAACACCATTGCCGAGC